CTCCGTAAACGGTGGAATCATATTGCCACCTTCAACCGCCACTACTGGATTTAAATGTTGTACACCCTGTACATATGGGAACTTATCCAGTAATTTCTGTCCACTATACTCTGGATCTACATTTATTTTATTATAGGTCGCTTGATCGACTTCGTATAAAGCGTCTTCAAGTAATGGTAGACTTGTATTTACTACTAGTTCTAACTCTACGTAGTCCGTATTGATTACGGATGATACCGTTCCGTTTGATGGTTCTGCGTATGCAATACAATAGACTATTCCGTCTGATTGGATCCAAACTGAATTAGGAACTATCCCCACTGATGCATTTATCTTTGCGATGTTAGAATTAGAATGAGACCATCCAAGGTCATACCATATAGATCCATTCCAAAGTTTGAATGTAGCCTTATTCCCACCCGCACTACTACCATTTCCCCACCAGTTACAAGTGAGCCTTGTTATTACCAATTTCGCAATCGCAACCTTCTCTGCAAGTGTTGTTTTTCCTTGCCAAATTTGAGGTCCGAACTTATCTTGTAAGGCGCGGATAATATCAAACGAAAATAGGTGTTGTGCTATAGTTCCGTTTACAGGATTTGTAATTGTAGTTCTAAGATTATCATCGAGACCGCTTATTTTGTCATAACTAGCCTGAACATTCTCATCCCAATTTCCACTTGGTGTTTGTAATGCATTAGAAACACCATTCCCTTTAGAAACATGGCTATTCTCAACAACACTTCCTGCTACTTTCCCTCGAAAATCCTGCTTAACCGTATAAGGTACAGTTGCTTGCCCAGTAAACTTAGTAACACCTTCGTACGTATTGCCACCATACGAAATTTTTGTAGTTCCTTTTTGCGGAATAAACACATAATATTTCGTATTATCTAAGTTGGTTTGTCCTAATAGATTTACAAGTGTACGCCCTTGAATTTCTACTGATAAAGGAGATGCAGTCGGTGCATTTAGAACGTTTAACCCTTGCTGCAGCAGCTGTGATTTTTGTTCGTCACTTAATTGTTGCTTGTGAATCTCTCTTACTAGACTCCCTACAGATCCTCTAGCAATTCCATCAGCACCTAATCGTGCATCGACGACTTCTGTATTATCTTTATTTCCATTTGCGACAATATTGTCCATACGTTTATTCGTATCGCCAACATCTTTACGTAATCCTTTCATTTCATCTTCTGATTTCTTCAAGAAAGGCATATCGATTTGTTTCGCATCATCGACAACTTTTTGAGCATCTTTTACAATGCCATTTAATTGCGATTGAGCTTTCACAGTCTCTTTTTCAGCATTTTCAACTATAGTGGTTAATGCTGTTGAAAATTTATTATTCGCTGCAGCAACTGCTTCATTCGTTTTTTTATCTACCCCTATAAGGGCATTGTCGAAATCTTTCTTCGCATTCTTTCCGTCTACAACTAGTTGTTGTAAAAATGGATATTCATTTGTACTAGACAGTGTTTCTGGATTTAATAACGATTTACCTACAACGTATTTAAACCGCGGTGTAACGAGCTTATTTGCTCCTTTAGTAATATGTATTTCACACATTACTTGTCCAGGGTAAGCTAAAGAACTGGAGGATAACACAACTTCAATAATTCCATTATTAGCATCGGTTATTGTACATGGTAATTTGCCACCGTTGTTATCTAATTTTTGTACAACTATTTCAACTGATGTTCCTGATAGTGGTAGGATATTTGATCCGTTTCTCAAATGTACAATTAATTGGGCGGTATTATAATCCTCCTGATTAAAATAAACTAACGGTGGCTCCTTTTGACTTGTTACATCGATTGTCAGTGTATATGTTTTGTACATACCTCTCACCTCATTTCCGAAATAAAAAAGACCAGCGTTTGCTGCTCCCTCGATTTAACTAATTAATTTTTCTAATGCTTCAATGCGTTTATTCATGTTTTTCATATCCATTGCATGCTTCTCTTCAAGTTCAGCAATTCTCGCAGCATCTACTTTTTGTTTTTCTTTTAACGCTGCAATTTCATCTTTTGACTCTTGGACTTCATGATCCAATTCTTGCACAGAACCTACTGTGATGACTTGTGTAGCATACCCTTTAATTCCATCTTTCTCTAAAGATGTAAAAACATCATCTGTTTCTTCTACGATGAATCCGTAATACGTTTCGATATCGGCTGTTGTGTAGGGTTCTGTTCTTTCCGCTGGTTTATTCATTCGCATTTGATATAAGTCGTACATGTCTTTTTTCGAATAGTATTTTTTCGGCTTCAATCCTCTGATTTTTTCTAAGGCTGAAAATGGAAGGTCATGTACGGACGTTTTTAATTTCTCTGAAGATCTATTAACATGTTCCATTGCATAGGATTTTTGTTCTGCCCACAAGTTTGTATCTGAACGAATCCCCCCATGTGCGGTTACCTCTGCGACCTCAATACCGCGAAAATCATTACCTGAAGAATTCATTATTTGCAATAGCTTATCATACCCAGAAGCTGTGGAAGAACGAATTCTATGATTGCCTCCCAATAACAAATCAAAGTTTACTCCATTGACTTGAATAAAATCCGCAACAGTTCTACTTTTATGATTAATAGAGACCCCATGACCACTATCTAAAACCAGAGAACCATTTGAATTCAACCACATACTTGATTGTGCAGTAATACCAACGTTCCCTTGTGCAGTTAAACGCATGCTACTTTCTCGACCTTCTAAGTCTACAAATCTATAATAAACTCCACTTCCATCCTTATAGATACTACCGAAGTTTCGCCCAGTACCATCGCCTTCACCAAGGATAATGTAAGGATTACGTGTTTTACTTTTAAACTCATTCTCGAAGCCTATTACGATTTTTGCTTGACCTTGGTTCACAAACCGCATAACTTGGTTTTCCATGTGTAAATGTTCATTTTCGTTACTTGTTTTTATCGTAACACCCATGAGTAATCCAGCTTTTAACCAAGATGCTTCTACCTTACCTACTAAATCAATTAAATCTGCAGATATTTTAATTCTTTCTGCTGATTGATTTATCGATGAAATGATTTCGTCTCTTTTGACCGTACTAAGGATATTTTTCTCGGTAAGTTGAATACGCCCTTCCAGATCTCTTGCATATGCACCTGTAGCATATCTACCGTCAGATTCCGTAGTTGTGTATACCTCTGATTTTAAAGCCCTTAAATCTAATCCCTGCTCGTTGATAACAAACCTGTTATCAATTTGAGTCATTTTCGTATTGAATTGTTCGGTTGATATTTTATGAGCTAATTCATCTAATAAATCTTCTTTGTTCTTTCCTACAATTTCCTTCAGGGTAGGTATTTCAAATACAGCAACATAATCCTCAACTTGCTTAATGTTAACTTTTGCTTCAATTGCTTTCGCTTGTTGATCTATTTTAGTATTGGCTTCGGTAAGCTTTCTGCCTTGGTCATCTACTATATTATTTAAATTGCTGACTGTGCTTGATAATCCATTTGCTGTCTCTTCTAGTAGAAAAACCTTTTTATTAACAATACCCTGTTCGTTATACACATCGGTAATAGTACGCGAAAATCCTTGAAGAGATTCTTTCACTTCATTATATTGACCAGTAACTTCCTTTTTTACCGATTCAATATCTGGCACAACAGGGTCCCAAATACCTTCTTTCCAAAGTTTTAAAATACCTGGTTTACCGTTAGAAATATCTAACCACAGAGTTTTTCTATCTTTTAAATTTTCTGTAGGCGGTGTTATCCCTTCGATAATTTCCACTGAATTATTTTTTATGTTTTCTTCTACTCTTTTAGCTAGATCCTTCGCTGCTTCCGACTCTTTTTGAGCATCCTCTGCCGTTTTAGTAGCATCTTTAACTAATTGATCCAACTGATCCAATATTTCTTGCTTATTACCGAATAGACCTAGTATCCGGTTGTAAATCCTTCTTAATTCCTCGCCTACATCTGTAAGCTCACGGTAATCACCAAACTCATATTTGTCCAGTGAAGGATTTTTAAACGATTCATCACCGACTATCGCTCGCGCTTCAAGATATAGGGGTGGGGTGAATCCTTTGTCCTTAAAACGCAACGTATCTCCCTCAAAAATAGACTCATGATCTAATCCGAACACACGATTAATACTTTGCGCTTCTGCTTCATATGTAACAGCAGCACTTCTACGTTTTTTTATCTCTATTTCCATTAATGTTTTCAGTCGTTGCGGTGTCATATCTTGATTTTCAGTCTCAGGTGTATAAAAACCAAATCTATGAAACCCTTTTTTATTCCAAAGTTGAAAAGCCTGAGTATCTACAATATATGGCAATCCATTGTTTATACTTTCGATTGTAATTACAGAATCACCCTCACCCTTAACAAACCCCACAAGTGCAGTGCAAATATTTCTTGTATTTTCAATCCGTTTAATACCAATAAGATCCTTACCAAGCGTTATTTCTTTCCCTTCGTCTTTCCCTCGTCGCTTGATCATATCGACATACCAACCAACGATTTGTGAGCCCAGTACTTCAACCCTATACTGGATTTCTAAATGGAATAAAGAAGCTATATCTTTAAGGAATTTAAGCGGATCTATATATGTATCAATGGTCATTGTATGAAAACCGGAGTATTCCGTAAAACCACGCTTCCATTTCGTTCCTGTTAAGGCCATATCCATAAACTCATTAACTGTTTTACTTTGAATCTTCTGAGGACGAATATAATTAGCTTGGGCTATTTCCACCCACACAGCAGAGGCGTACACATGTATGGATCTATTATCTGTTGTCTGGATAGCTTCATCGATTGTATAAGGGATAATACGACCGTCTCGTGTTTCTCGTAAAATTAAATTCTGCTGCATTAATGTCACTGCAGCAGGTAAACTCGTAAACACTTTGAATTCTAATCTATCGATGTTATTTTTAATTTCCCAATGTCGCAAATCATCACGATAATCGCTAGGCTGCAGGACTGCAACGATTTGCTCTGTACTATGATCCACGACGTGCAATTGTCCACTGGGCTTCCTCATTTATATCTCTCCCTAAAACTAATGGTAGCGTCAAAATCAGCAGGTATAATATCAATACGGTTCCGCCCTTTTATAACAACAGGGAACTCACTGAAAATATCCTTTAAATTTAAGGCTTTTTTTCCGTTGATTGTTACAGAACTTTTTTCTGTATCGATTATTATTTTATCTCCAGTTTCAAATATAAACGGTTTGGTATTTACAGCTACATTGTTCACTTTCCATATTTTTAAATCTGTTATGCACATAGTATCTACAGCAGGATATTTATCCCATCTGCACACTGCAATCATTACTTGTGCAATTTTCCGAGTTGTCATTGGATTACTATTGTCAATATCATTAAATTGTTCCACAAGAGATGCCCCGTCTGTGTATGTACCATCGATAAATTTAGCTACATACACAGACCATTGGTTGCCCCTTCTAGCGATACGTAAGCGCCCTCGGAACTGATTGAATGTAGTGGAATAACTGCCGCTGGTATCGACTAATTTACGTATACTACCTGGCGTAGATTCTGTTCCAATCCTCATATACGCCTTCGTAATTTCTGCATCACCATATAAATCATTCATGTTAATACGTGCTACAACATTACTCGAATCATCAAGCAGCAAAACTTCGACCCGACCCATTTCCTCTCTGTTTTTGGATAGCAGAGTCACCCATGCTTCCATTTCAAAATCTTGAATAGGGCCTCCAGGGATGTTTTTCTTAGCGATAGCTCCATGAAAACCACTAGTTCCTTCTTCTCCATATTTTTCACAATACAGAGCATGTCCATCTTTCACCTTGAAACTCCCCGTACCGTTCATCTCTTCGAATTTCCCTGTTACGGGTGTCCATCCTATTACTTTAGACATATCGTCCCACATAACACGCTCTCGCACTTGTGCCGGCTTTTCCATGATTGAAATAGGGTACCCGATTCTGAAGTAATTACGATCATTCGGATATGCACCAAACCAAACATCTAGAAAAGTACTCGGTTTTTTCGCAACAATTTCAATGTATGCAGGTGTTTCTTCGTCTACGCTGCCTCTATTAATAAAATTAGCTGTAGTTTCAGTTGACCAACTTTGTACAAAAGGAATTGTGTTAACCGGTCCTAATTTATATGGCATAGGCGCTATAAAAGTAACTACGCCCTTTCCTCGATTAACTAGTTCTTCAGCATCAAAAGCGCCATCCACAACTACCATATATGTTCTATCTGGTTCGTCATCGAAAATCAATTCACATTCCTGTGATTTAACTAACCAATCTGCTAAATCTTCCTTAACTTTTTGTAGATCAGCAATATCTTCTG